TGATGATTTTTTATTAAAGCCTTTAGGGGAAGCATACTTTCAATGGAACATGCAGTTCTTAGAAAGTAAACTTTTTGTTGAAGGTGATTTAGAAATAAAAGCTACTGGAACAAGTAGCTTGATGCAAAAAGAAGTAAGATCACAACGGTTAACTATGTTTATGCAAACAGCGGCTAATCCCGCTATTGCTCCATTTATAAAAATGAATAAGCTGATCAGTGAGCTTGCCTATAGTTTGGATCTTGATCCTGAAGAACTATTGAATGATCCCGAAGAAGCCGCTATAATGGCACAAATCATAGGACTACAAAATAATGTTGGACAAGCAACTGGCGCGGAAGTTGGCCCCACTGGTCAAGAACAAGGAGCTATGGGAACCCCTGAAGGAACACCTCCACAACCTCAAGAACTTGGAACTACAGGTACTGGTGGCGGCAACATCGGAACAGGAAATGTTCCGCTCCCAAGGGAAGATGAATTTTCTGGCTAGACTAGAAAGTCTTCCAGACCAAGTAAACGAGGCAATAGAGAGAACAGATGGCTAGAAATAAAAATAAAGGTAGTGGGGTCAAGTCGGATGAGTCGCTGCTCCGAGGAATGATAGATGAACAAAATAAAAGAAATAGGAAAGCAAATCAAGAACGTCGAGAACGAGAGAGCAGAGTAGAGAGAGGAAATTGGGAAGGCAGACAAGAAGCCAAAAGTATTGGTGGAGAAGGAATAGGAATGTCTACTGATTTTTTTAAAATTCCAGATGAAAGTGATGAAATTGCTGGCAAGGCTATGGGCGGCAGAATGACTTATCAAGAAGGATCGCTAATGATGCCTCCTGAAATGGAAGCACCAGTAGATACTTATCCAAATATCCCGCCAGAGGAAATGGATGAGGCTATGGCTTCTCAACTTCCAGATGATGAAATGGAAGAAGAATATCTTGGAACAATAATGGATCAAGCTCTTAGCCCAGAAGAACAAGAATATCTTGAGGGCGCATTAAGTGCTGATCCAAGACTATCAGAAATTATAGATAAAGTAGTAGTAACTGCTTCAGAATTTACTGGGGAAGGAGAAGTTTCCGGCCCCGGTACTGGTGTATCAGACTCAATACCAGCCCGATTATCGGATGGTGAGTTTGTAATTACCAAAAAGGCGACCGACCAAATAGGCGCAGACAATCTCCAACGTATGATGGATAATGCTGAACGTGCCTATGACGGAGGTTATCAAAGGAAGGCTTTGGGAGGATATATGTTTGATGATCCAGAGCAATCTGAAACTGCTTCGCCAAGAACCATTGACGAAGAAGTTAAGAAAGCTATGATCAGATCTAATAAAATTCCAAGTCTTCAGTAATTCGGCTACCTTGGTAAGACAAGCCCCATACTAACTTGACGAAGTTAAATGGCTACCTTGCTAAAAACACAAGCCCCGAAGGAGATGAGATATGTCAGAAGTACAGACAGAAGAAATAGAGGAGCAAGAACAACCTAATCCATATAACGCCAAGAAAGCTTGGCATAAGCCAGATCCTCCTAGTAGAGGAGATGCGGATGGATTATTTTATCGTGAAGAACAGGCTACCCCCAATGAAGAGGCCCCTGAATCTGAAGCTCCGAAAAAGAGAACTAACTATAAAAAGAGATATGACGATCTAAAGAAACATTATGATCAAAAATTAGGAGAATTTAAACAAAGGGAACAAGAACTTCTTGCGGAAGCGCAAGCGGCTCAACCCTCGTATCAACCTCCAAAAACTGAGGAAGATATAGCATCGTTTAAACAAGATTATCCTGATCTTTATAATACTGTTGAGACTGTGGCTCATTTACAGAGCCAAAGACAGGTTGCTGATCTTGAAGCAGAACTTAGCTCCATGAAACAACGTGAAGCTGAAATCTTGCGAAAAGAAGCAGAAACAACGCTCATGGAGCGTCATCCTGACTTTGGTGCAATTAGGGATTCTGATGAATTCCATGAATGGGCAGAAACACAGCCTGAACAAATACAGGATTGGGTATATAGGAATCCTGATAATGTAGCTTTAGCATCGAAAGCTATAGATCTTTTTAAGCTAGAAACTGGTACTGGACAATCTCAAATTAAAAAGCAGTCTAAACGGAAGCCTCAAAAGAAGGGATCGGCTGCTGATATGGTGTCTACTAAGACAACCACTGTCGATACCCAACAGGCCAAAGTTTGGACTGAAAGGGAAATAGACTCTATGTCTCTCGACCAGTTTGATAAATACGAGGATGAGATTAAACAAGCTTGGGCAGAGGGTCGCATAGTGTCTGGTTAATTGTGTTTATTTTTGGAGTAATTTAACATGGCTTATAATCAAAGCGACCAGTTTTTTGAGCCGAGTACGGATACTAACGCAAACTTTGCAAACTCCGTAGCGGGTCAAACAAACTCATTCTTCTTGCCGAAGGTCTATTCCAAGCAAGTTCTTAACTTTTTCCGTAAGGCTTCTGTAGCAGAAGCTATAACCAATACGGATTATGCTGGAGAAATTGCTGGGTTTGGCGACACGGTAAGAATCATTAAAGAACCTTCGATTACTGTTTATCAGTATGAAAGAGGGCAAGATGTAACAGCAACTAAGTTGACGGATCAGGAAGTTAGTCTGATTGTCGATACTGCAAACGCATTTAAGTTTATCGTTGATGACATTGAAACTAATATGTCTCACGTTAACTTCCGTGACGTTGCAACTTCTTCAGCCGCTTACGCTCTGCGTGATGCTTTTGATGAAGGCGTAATTGCCACTATGTTTTCAGGTGTGTCTGCTGCATCTCCGAACCACATTCTTGGTTCTGATAACGCCACTGACTTGGCTGCTGGTACTTTTGACGGTACTGGTAACTTAGACATTGGTTTCGGAACTAGCGAACACGATCCTATTGATGTTCTTTCACACATGGCTCGTCTTCTTGATGAGTCTAACGTGCCAGAAGAAGGACGTTGGTTCTTAGCCAATCCTGAGTTCTATGAGCAGCTTGTACAAAGCAACTCTAAGCTTCTCAGTGTTGACTACAATGCTGGACAGGGTTCCATCCGTAATGGATTGGTAAGCTCTGGTAAGTTGCGTGGATTCGATATGTACAAGTCCAATAACATTGCCGCTACTACTAACGCAGCGGGTAAGTGTATTGCTGGTCACATGTCTTCAACGTGTACTGCACAAACTATCACTAGCACAGAGGTCATCCGTGATCCTGATAGCTTTGGTGATATTGTCCGTGGTCTTCATGTCTATGGCGCGAAAGTGCTACGGGCTGATGCTCTGGTTTCTGCCTTCTACGGCATTGACTAAACCGCAACCTTGGTTGGGGGCTGAAATATGCCCCCTTCCATTTCAGGGAGATTTTTAATGGCTCAAGTTGGTTCTGAAGAAAGTCCTATGATGATTAAAGGACAGCGTAAAGGTAAAGTTCTTGGTATGACAGGTGGCTTTTATAAACCTGAAAATAAAGAAAAGTATGACGAGAATTACGATAGAATTTTCGGAGATAAATCAGAATTTGAAATAGCTAGATTAAAATCTAAAACATTCTCAATGGAGCAAGATTAATGGGAATAGGTAGATTAAACCGACCTCGAATACCTTCTATTTCTCGGAAAGGTAGAGTAGGGCTAAATAATAAAAGAAATGGATTCCTTAGTAATAAACCTAGGAGAGCTAAAAAACTTCAAGGTCAGGCATCTTTTAATAAGTCTTTGCAAGACACTATAAGAGAAGAGTTTAATACAGGCGGCTATGCATCTATTCAAGAAATGGAAAAATACTGCGGAAGCAAAACAACTAACAATAGTATGAAGTAAATGGCTACTTTTCTTAGTATAGCAAATGAGCTTCTGCGGGAAATGAATGAAGTTGAACTAGCTTCAGGAAGTTTTGCTAGTGCTACAGGTATTCAGGCTCATGTAAAAGATTCGATCAATAGAGCCTATTTAGATATTGTTAATGAAGAACCTCAGTGGCCTTTCTTAGCAACTGCTCTTAGTGGGGCTACTGATCCTTTGCATGGTAATGTGAGCATTGAAACAGTTGCTGGGACTCGTTGGTACTTGTTAAAGCCATCAAGTAGTTCTTTGACTACAGACTATGGCTTTATAGATTGGGATACTTTCTATTTAACAACTGTAGGAGTGTCGGGGGAGACTGCTCCTTACGAAGCTCGTAATTTAAAGTTTACGACTACTGAAGAATATAAAGATTATTTTCGCGTCACTGAAAATTTAGATGATGCAGACACTCAAAATTATGGAGTTCCTAGAAGAGTTCTTAGAAGTCCTGACAACAGGAAATTTGGTCTTAGCCCAATACCAGATAAAGTAT